AATCCCTTTACGGGGATCCCGCGCACGCAGTGCAGACACCATCCATATTCACATGTCTGTGATATGGAATAATCCCAAAGGAGCCACATCAGCCATGCCAGTATCTCGCAAAACGAGGACTACTAAGCCCTTCGGGGCTTGGAAATCCAACGGTCGTTTAGACCGACGTCGAGCGGATACTGGCGTCTGGGAACTCTTTATTCAAAGTGAAGATAAGAGCCCCGGATTTGCTGGGAGTCAGTTAACTGACTCGGAAGGACATCTATGGCCTCCTCCATCAGTGGAGGTTGCCGGAGATGTCGGCGGTCCTTTCTATACTCAAAAGAGTACCGGGCACAAACGTTTTGCTCGGCATTCTCAGAGAAGAATCGCGCCGTACGGTGGAACATATGATGTAATCAGGTGGATTTATTCACATGATTACTCTTGTCCCATCGAAACGACGGGGTCGGGATCTACGTTGAAGCCAGTGTGGCCTACAGCGCAAAACTCGTCACAGACGAGTTTAAATGCCCTGGGTGCCACGGCTGCATCAAGATGCCGACCGACTGCCGCAGAAGAGGACCTCTCAACAGCCGTAGGTGAGACCTACAGGGATGGGTTACCCCACCTTGTAGGATCAAACACATGGCGTTCAAGAACAATCGCCGCCAGAAATGCCGGCGATGAATTCTTGAATGTTGAGTTCGGATGGCTTCCGTTAATATCGGATGTCAAACGATTCGGTGAGACGGTCTTGAATCAATCTCGTATTATTCAACAGTACGAGAGAGATAGAGGCCGCCTTGTCCGAAGGTCGTACTTCTTCCCTGATGATGTGTCCCAAACCGAGACCATTCTGTCCACAACGAAGAACCCTGACGGGTCTTCCGGACTGGACACTGGTTTGACGGGTGGGACATCCACGAATGGAGGTACGTGGTCAAAAACCACGACCATCACTAAAAAGCGATGGTTTAAAGGAGCGTTTGTTTACGGCGTACCCCTACGCAAAGACAACGTAGGGTCCGTCGCAAGCTCGGCAGAGATCGCAGATAAATTGTTTAATCTGTCTCTCTCGCCTGACGTCCTTTATAACCTCACTCCGTGGAGCTGGGCCCTCGATTGGGTCACTAACACCGGCGACGTACTTGCGTACCTCGGCGATGTTATGGCCCAGGGTCTGGTGATGCAGTACGGTTACTTCATGGAAAATACTATCCATGAGGTTAGGTACTCGTTGAGAGGCGTGGTCTTTCACGATCAGCCTATCAACGTCCCGGACGCGGTTTTGGTCACTGAGACCAAATCTCGTTCGAGAGCTAACCCCTTCGGGTTTGGCGTTACCTGGAATGGCTTGTCTGCCATTCAGGGCGCCATACTCGCTGCGCTCGGCATAAGCCGAACGTAGTTAACACTCCCTAGAATGTTTCTAGGGAGTGCAGGGTTGTGTTTGCCACTGCCCATACACCCCAATTCCGGTTTATAACCGGAGAACGGAGCAATGCCAATGGCGTTTGCAGACCCACAGTCTATCACTATCTCGGGTGTGACGACTCCTCTCCCTCGTGTTTCAACGGGGGCGAATGAGTCGAAGTACGCGAGTAGCGATGGACTGATCGATCTCTCCGCGTCGTCCACTTACGGGCGACGGACACGGAGAGTCCTCAGGGTCGACCATTCGAAGATTACCGCGGATCCGTTTATCCCCGCCCAGAACCGTCAAGTTTCCATGTCTTGTTACATGGTATTTGACGTTCCTACGGTAGGGTATACGAATGCCGAGGAGCTAGCTGTGTATACGGGTTTCAAAACCGCATACACCGCTACTTCGGATCTTCTCATCACCAAATTGCTTGGTGGAGAGAGTTAACCTTGTCCCGAGTGATAGAGGATTTAATTATCTCCTTTATCGCGATCTTGACCAGGATAATCCTGGCTAGATCTGCTCGGGCTAGGCTAGGTCGAGAACGGAAGCAAAGGAGTTGAAAAGCCGGTTAAAAGAAAGGGGAGATTTCCCCTGCCCCTTAATCCGGCAGTTCCTTTGACAACGCTCGATTCTAGCTAGATGGGTGATGCTGGTATCCGTAATTGGATATTCAGCCTATCCCATCTAGTGGCAGGGACCGGCTTGCCGGGCTCCTTCGGGAGCTCGGTAAGTCGGTACCACCGATGAGTTGGAGCCTAGTTTCTAGGTTCCCACAATTCGGTTGCCCTGCAATAGATACACGAGCGGTAATTCCGATTAATAACCGGAATTCTTCCACCTGAGTGCAGGCCTCATAGGCTAAGGATAGCTTACCCCCAAACGATTAGTTAGGAGGGGCTATGAAAAGCCTAATGTTGCTCTGGGAAAATGTGGCCAACGAATTGGCCACGTGGTGTAACACTAGCGCCACCATGGACATCAAATATGTCCGTGGGCGGTTGAATTGCGAAGGTGTATCGTTTCTAACGATCACCCTACCTGAATATGGCAAAGGGCTTCAACAAAGCCTAGAGCGTAAACAGGTAGCCCGCAGTTCCTTTCCCGGTTTCTATTGGGGAAGGAGAGGTCTCCCGACATTTTTGTCAGGTTTCCTCGGGCTTGTATTCAACCACGACACTGGTGTGTTGCTGGACGATCCCTCAATTGATGCAATATTCGCCATTAGGCAATTAACATTGCTGTTTGGCAAAATAGAGCTACCTTGTACTCCCGAAAGAGAGTATAAGGCGTTTGAGGGGTATGTCCAGAGTGAGCAGGATGTCAGAGCCTCCTGGAAAACGCTTGACTCTTCTCTAAAAGAAGAGTTTCGGCGTGTCTCCGGGACGCTCTTCGGGACGATGTTCACCCACCTGGATCGTGAGATCCGGGAGGGGAAAGTCATCCCGCGACACGGGCCCGGAAATGTTGCGGAAAAGTACTCTTCTAACGAAAAGTACTTCCGCGCATCCTGGACTCGGCGCCTCGAGGACGTAGCCCCTTCTGGGGACTATGTCGTTCCAAACTCTCTCTTTTGGAGAGACTTGGAAGAGGTGGACATCCTCGAACCC